TGCAAGAAAGCAAAAGAGAAAGTTGGAATACTACTCAAATATCTATGTGGTATCCGACCCAAAACACCCAGAAAATGAAGGGAAAGTGTTTCTATTTCGTTATGGTAAAAAAATCTTTGATAAGATTATGGCTTCAATGCAACCAGAGTTTGAAGACGAAACACCTATTAACCCATTTGATTTCTGGGAAGGTGCGAACTTCAAGTTGAAGATTCGCAAGGTTGATGGTTTCTGGAACTATGATAAGTCTGAGTTTGATAGCGTGACCGCTCTCGCAGACAGTGATGAGAAACTTGATGGTATTTGGAAGACGCAGTATTCACTGCAAGAATTCCTTGCACCAACCAACTTCAAATCATATGATGAGTTGAAGAAAAGGTTAGATGATGTTCTCTCTGGAACTGTTACTGCAAGTGCAGCCTCTATGATTGACGAAGATGTTGTGGAAACACCACAGTTCAAATCTGAACCTCAACCTAACATTCCAAGTGTTGATGAAGATGATGACACTATGTCTTATTTTCAAAAACTTGCGAATGAGTAGGGTGACTCCTCAATAAGTCCGTCCAAACCCACGGTAAGGTTAGGGGGAAGGGAGAGTAGAAATACTCTCCCTTTTTTTGTACCTAAGACTCATTCTCATTTCTAATCTTTATAAATAGTAAGTAGAGAGTGAGAGGTACTATAATGATTGAAATAGTTGCGGCCGTTTCAGCGGCCACTGGAGCATTTAACACCATCAAAGCAGGATTTGCAGCTGGCCGAGAAGTTGAATCTATGGCGAGTGACTTATCACGCTGGATGGGTGCAGTCTCCGACATCAAAAAAGCAGACGAATACAATAAAAAACCACCTCTATTTAAAAAGTTATTTCAAGCTGGTTCTGTAGAAGAAGAAGCTATGCAAATCTTCATGGCTAAGAAAAAAGCAGAAGATATGAGAAATGAACTTAAACAGATTATCTCATTCACAAGAGGCCCATCTGCTTGGGAAGAGCTTTTGAGGACAGAGGCCGATATCCGTAAGAAAAGACAACAGGCGATTTATGACCAAAAAGAAAGACAGAGAAAGATTATAGAAATTATTGCAATCTGTTTTTTAATATTGGTTATTGGTGGTTTTATCTTTGGTCTACTCTGGTTGTGGTTAAACAGAGGTTACTAATCAATGACAAAATTAATTGTTGTTTTGACAACAATACTATTCACTACTCCAGTGTTTGCAGACATTTGGGGTAACTGTCGCACTTGCGATTTGCCTAAACCAAGTGAAAACTGGACACAAGACCAAAAAGTAAGAAAAGGTTTAATTGACAAAAAGAAGTATACGACTTGTAGACTCAAGAAAAGAGTGAAGTCAAAGTACACTGGTAGACAGGCTTGTATTTACGTTGGGGGTAATAAAACTTATACACTAATGTATGAAGCTAACTGTCCTAGTCAATATCGTTGTGTATATAATCCAGGCAGTAAAGAACCAAATATTGATGATGTTTTGGATAGTTTGAATAGTATCAGTAAGTAATTACTGCATCTGAGAACCAACCATCCCAGCACCATCAATTAACGGTGTGGATGATATTGTCTTACTATCTTGTTTGATACTGTTATCTGTATTATTAAAGTTATTAATAATTGTTTGTTGTTGTTTTTCTTTAAATGCAGCTGACTCTTTAATTAGTTGTTCCATAGTATCTGCATCACCTTCTGCTTTTGCTTTTGCATATTTGTCACCAAGACCAGCTTCTTGGATATCCATAAACTGCATATCACTAACTTTAGGCATTATTCTATCGCCAGTTTCTGGGTCTATACCAGCAAATTTATAGACACCATCTGGAATTACCTTTGCAGCCGTAGTCTTGATAAAACGCATAATTTTACCATCTTCTGGATTACCTTTTGGATTAGGTAATACCATTCTCAGAAGACCTTTTAGTAAATTCTTTGCACCATCAGCGAGTGCTTTCATACCACCCAAGAATGTTCCAACTGGGTCATCACTGGTAAAAATATCCACAATAAAGTCAACTGCTTTTGATAGTAGATTATATGGTGCTTTTACAATATTCATTAGTAAATCTTTGAAACTAAATGATTCAAGAAACTTAACTGCACCATCAAACCCAAGTTTACCCATAATCCATGATACACCAGATTTTAATAAGTCAAGAGGTATTCCAATTAAATTACCAATCAGTTTAGATAAACCACCACCTACACCATCAATAAATTTAGATACAATATTGTTACCTTCTGACTCTTTAAAACCATCAATAAAACCAGTGATAAGGTCAAATGCAGACATAACAATGGTTACTGGTAAGAATAATCTACCTAAAACTCTACCAAATCCTTGTGCAAATGACATAATTCTACCAATGACACCACCACTACCAGCCATTGCAGCCATTGATGTAGATGTAGATTTAATCATACTGAATAAAGACTGAAGTGGTTTTACAGCAGCTTTAATACCGTCAATTAGTAAATCGCCAAACTTAACTACACCTTGGAAGAATTTACTATTAACAAAGAACGCTTTTACAGAAGCTATCATTCCTCTAAAACTTTTAAATATTTCACCAATCTTAGTAGAGTCAGCGGCAATATCTGCAGCCCTACCAATTTTAGTAAGACCACTACTAAGTAGTCCTCTCATACCACTGAGGGTATTTTGAATACTTTTGAAAAAGTTTAGAATAAAGTTTGGTGTGATTGCTTTGATTAAACCACCGATTGATTTACCAAGGGTTGTAAATCCTTTTATACCACCAGTTACAGCAAGTTTTAAGGCTGCAAATTGTTTCTTAACTTCTGCAACAAATCCACCAACAAAGGATACGATAATACCACCAATTAAACCTATAGGTGCAAGTAGTCCTTTACCAACATCTTCTGCTTTGATATTCTGGATACCCTCTGCAAGACCATCAATACTACCAGCAATCCTTTCAAAAACATTTCTTTGGTCTTCAGCTTCTCTTCTTCTACGATTGTCTGTTTCTACTCTTGCAGAAGCAGCTCTATCGTCTTTATCCATTTTTGCTTGTGTGAGTGCAACTAAATTACCTTGTTCCTCTGCAAACTTATTGACACCCATAGTAAAGTTATTATTTTCATCAATAAATCTACCAGCCGCAATATTAAATGTATCTGTATCAAAACCTAAAAGACTTTCTGCACCAGCTTTTAATTGTTCACCATATTCTTTTTGTGCATCAAGAACAGACTTTTGATATTTCATTTGATTGAATTGGTCTTTAGTCAATCCAAGTCTTTGACGAAGTAAATTTTCTTCTCTTCTTTGTTTAAGAACTGCAAATGCTTTATTAAACAAAGTTTGACCAACTGCACCTAAAGTTTGTACGCCAGGAACAGCTGCAAAGGCACTAGTAAATGGGTCAAGAACACCTTTCTTCAAATCAGTACCAATTTGAAGTGCAATATCTTTACCAACAGATTGATTAAAATCTCTCAACTGGGCAGTTGCGTTCTCTAAGTTCTTAGACGCTTTTACTAGTTCCATATCAGCCATTTACTTACTTCTTTTTATCTGCATATGCGTTTGCACCAAAGAAACCCATAACAATAGCTGCGACTGATACAAAGTATGTTGCAGCCATGTCACCTAGAATCTTAGATGCAGTTTCTAATCCAATTAAGTTTGCAAGTACTACTGCAAACGGATATAATAACATACCGAATAAGGAGAACCAAGCCATTTGACGCATTGCATCTCTACGGGCATCGGCATCTTCAAGTTCTTTTCTTTTAAATTCCAAATCCATCTCCATTTCTTCTTTTGAAATGTGACCATCACCATTAGTGTCTTTCTTAGCGACCTCTGGGTCTACTGTGACTGTTTTGGTCATTTAAACTTCCTCTCTTGTTCTCTTAGTCTCTTATTTTCTTCTTCTACATATTGTTTCAACATTGCAACGTAGATTTCCCTTTCCCACGGCATCATATCATCCAATTCTGTCAAAGACCATTTATAATGGTTCGTCATACTAAAATTAGTCTTGTAATATGATGCAAGACTATCATGCGAAAGGCCTATGCTAAAAAAGTTTGCATACCTTCCAGATGCACTTTGTTATTAACACCAGTATTTGGATTTTTAAATTCCACTGTGTGTCTTAGTTTAGGCATAGTATCAAAAAAGTTTTGTACCTCTTCAAACTGGTCTGTAGTCATTTGTTCAATAAACTCTTGTAACTCTTTTTGATTCATTTCATCATAGACTTCATTTTCATCAAAAATATTTACCAGACAATCTTGAATAACACCAAATGTAGTATCAACAGCAGATACACCCTCTTTACCATACTTTGCAATATCCACCATTGTTGGATACTTAAATGTCATACCAATCTTGTCTGTAATCATAATTTCTTTTTTATGATTAGGTAACTCTGATACTTTGATATCTTCCAGTTTAATTGTTACTAGAACTTTTGTTTCACCATCATCTTTACATAACATTTCTAGCTCTATTTCAGAACCGACTGAAACAGTTCTTAGTTGTAAGAACATAAATTCAATGTCAAAAGTAGGCATAAGATGTACATCTTTCATACCTTCAACACACGACTCGATAAGGTCACACATGGTATTCGCCATCATGTTTGGGTCTTTCGACTCTTGTGCTATCATTAACATCTTTTGTTCTTTTACCAAGAACGGTCTAAATTTCACGGTTTCACCAGTTGATGGAATTTTCATTTCATAACTTGGTGCATTAAGTTTAGGCAACGCCATAATTTATTCTCCTATCTAATAATTAAAAACCACCGAATCTTCCAGTTAATTTATTAATAACTGGAGGCAATCTTGTTTGTACTTGTCTAAGAATTGAGTTCTTCAATATGTCTTGTAAAGTACTATCAAGGTTTGCCTTTTGCGGCTCAGTTGCAATATTTCTCCAATATCTATATGCAAACTCAACCGAAACTTTTTGTATTGTATTACTACTACCATGACCGTATGCAATCGCAGCCACAGTTTTAGGAAAGACCTCTTCTAATTTACATCCATAGGTTCTTTCATCTTGTTCGTTCAATTGATATATTTCAACTGAACCAATATATTCTTTATAATAATTAATGTTATATGTTGTTGGATTGTATGTAATCTTTTGCCAGTCCTCAAAGAAATATCTTTCTGCAAGGTCAGAACCACAGTAGAAAGTTGCTTCTACTGGTGCAAAAGTTTGTCCTTGTACAATCTCATGGGGTGGGCCGTAGATGTTACCATTCATCTGTGTTCGTAAGTTTCTGCCAGGAATGGAGATAGAATCACAACGAAATGATATTCTTCTTGCAGTTTCACCATGCAAGTTTGATATTACGTTGGTTGACATTGCAGCTTCACCAGCACCTTGAAAGTCACCGTTAGTAACACCAGATGGTAATAGAATAACTACTTCATAACGATTTGCTTTTGCATATCCATCTCTGGATGCGTTATGTTGTAAGAACGCATTTAGTCCACCAAAGACTGCACCACCAAGAACATTTGAAAAGTTAAATCTTGACATTAAATCATCTTCCTTGAGTCACCCCAAATTTTGTTTTCACCAGCCTTCTTGAATCGTTGTACTGGTAACATAATTGCAGTTAGATTATCATCACTATCAATCTTTCTAAACATAGACCTTGTATATCCAAACAAATATCTTTTTATTGTTGGTCTTGTCAATCTACTATTCTCTACTGCACTTACACTTAATTCATCTTGTCCAGCTGCATCCAAAAGTCTCGCTCTAAGTGCATATGGTAGGTAGTGGAAGTTTAATCC